TTAAGACTAGCTCATTTCTTAGCTCAATGCGGACATGAATCTGGTGGATTTAAAGCAGTTTCTGAGAACCTAAACTATAGCGCAAAAGGTTTGCTTGGTACATTCCCTAAGTATTTTAATTCAACTACTGCTTCTCAATATGAAAGAAAGCCTGAGCTGATTGCATCTAAAGTATATGGTGGAAGAATGGGAAATGGAGCAGAGTCAACTAAGGAAGGTTATAAATTTAGAGGACGAGGTTATATTCAATTAACTGGTAAATCAAACTATACAAATTTTAGCAAGTTTATTGGAGAAGATACTGTAGGTAATCCTGATCTAGTTGCTAATAAGTATCCGTTAGCTTCAGCTGCATTCTTTTTTGATTCAAATAAATTATGGTCAATTTGCGATAAAGGCTCTGATGATGCAACAGTTACAGCAGTAACTAAAAGAGTAAACGGTGGAACTCTTGGATTAGCAGATAGAATCTCTCACTTTAAAGAATATTATAGTTATTTAAGATAACTTATTTTTCTTCTATTAGTGTAGTCTCTAAAAATTTATCATTCTGATCTTGTAGATACTGTATTCTTTGTAATAGTATATCTTTATCTTCTTTGCTTGTCTGTTTCATATAAGCGTCTTGTTCTTCGCATTGTTTTTGCCAAAAACTAACACGCTCTTCCATCATACGATGTTGATAGTAAATAACACCTAACATAAGAATAATTACAAAAGATTGTTCTTTAAGTTTAGCTAAAAAAGTATCGGTGAATCCTGAAGACATAGTGGTTTTATCAGACATTTATTTTATTTTTATTCAAACTCTTCAAGAGAGATATCATCAGGGCTATCTAGAATACAAATAAGCTCATTTGCCATAATCATATAGTGTTTTTCACCTTTATAGTAAAGTTCCATACCGGCATATCTGTTGAATAGAACTAGATCACCTGATTTAACTAATATAGGGTTATTTGCTGAGCCATCTCCACAAGCAACGATAGTTCCAACATTTGGCTTCTTAACTGCTTTTTCAGGAAGTAGGATTCCGTGAGTTGTAGATGTCTCTTTATCTCTAGGTTTTATTAAAATTCTTTCGTATAGAGGTTTCATATGGTTGATAATTTATTTTTTAAATTTGTAAATTCTTTATAATTAAAAGTAGTAGTTGAGTATGAAGCAAAGAACTCTTCTAGTGAGTTCCTGATTTCATCTGGGAATACTTTAGTAGAAAGACGAGTTAGTCTAATATTGAAAATTAAGTGTTCCCTGATTTCATCTAATTTATTTATGTCTGTTGCTTTGGTTATTAATTGAATTTGATTTGTAGTTTCATTAATAAACTCAGTATTAAGTGAATCTAAACTAGACATAATAGAGTCTCCAAACTTTTCTGATAGGTTTAAAATAATTTTTTGAGACCTAGATGGAGTAAGATTAGTTATTCTTGGGATATTATCTGACTTGTCACCTAAAAAAACTTTAGTTAAGACCTCGTCAATTAGGTCTACTTTATGCTCAACATAATCCTTGTTTTTAAGGTTAGCTATTACTTTTTCTATACTCGATCCACTGATATTGTCCATGCTTAAAGAAAAGAAGTTATCTTCCTCTGTTTCAGCAGACTGTGGAACTAGCTGTGCTGGGATAAAGAGCCTCTTGTGTTTTGCCATTTGTTTAGGAACAATTAAAAGAACGTTTTTATGAGGTATGCCAGTCAACTGTTTTAGGTCTTGATCTACTGAATAAATCAGTACATCTTTATTTGTTACTTCACAGAGGTATGCAATTATATCATCTCCCTCAGTTCCTTTAAATCTATATTGATTAATTCCACAATGATCAACGAGATGTTGCATTATAACCTGTTGAAAATAATCAAAGAATAGGTATTGAAATTCATCGTATTTTCGAGTACCTTTGTATTTAAACTCTTGGGGAGCTGATGTAGTTTTAAAATCAGAACTCTTAAAGAAATTATCAGTGTACTCTTTTCTCCAACTTTTAGAATCAAAAACTATGTGTACTTCATCTGGAGGAGTAGAAGTAGCTGATATTAAAGAATTAAGATAGGTGAAACAGAAGTTTCTAAATGAAATTCTTACTTTATCTTTTAACTTAAACCCGTCTTCTAATAAGTCCTCAACATAATAAACTTCGCTTATTAACTTGTCTCTTAAAGTAACTGATTTAGTCACACTTATTGCAACATTAATAAATGCATTACCGTCTATTATTAGATTCATCTTAGTCTTCTGATTTTTTCTCTTGGTCTGACGAACTTTTACGTAGGGTTCTAATCGCAGCCGCTAATGTCTCTGCTTCAAGTAGACCATATGATCCTCTCTTTTGTGCAAAATTAGCAGAAGCTACTAAAACATATACTGCTTGATCTGGAGTAAGGTTATGAATAAATTTTTCATAAGCAGCATCATCTTTGTAACCGATTATTCCAAATAATATGTTATTTGGATCATGCTGCTCGGTCTGAGCAGCATGATCTGTTTTTTCAATTTCTATATTTGTCTCTTCCATGATTATAGATTTTTGAATAATGAGTCGTATTCGTCATCTTCTGAACCACTAGCATTATCAAAAATTGAGGTTTGCGCAGTAGGTGTAGGTTCACTAGAGAAAACTAATTTCTCTGAAGAATCAGCAGTTGGGTTAGAAGAAGGAGCTGGTGTATTTACATGTGTATTACCAGATAATTTACTTCTTACTAAGTCATTCATCTTAGTGTCTTTACTTCTTTCTAGAACCATGTTAAGGATCTCCCTTTGTGGAATAGCTGCAACGAGTGCTTCAGCTACTCTATTAAAGTCTTCTTCTTTCCATTCTTGGTGATAGTATTCATCTAGAGTTGGGCTGTGTTTTGTTAAGAACTCAGTAACTAATTTAACTGATTTTTCGTTATTTTCAACAACTACTTGCTTATCTCCTATTTTAAAAACTAATGGAGTTATTTCTTCCATGAACTTACACTTACTCCAGTCTCTAAATTCTTTAGTCTTTTTACCAACAACACAAAAGAAGTCTTTACCTTCTAGTAGGTGATATGGATTTACTTTTTTAGATAGTGACATTCCATCGACTTCTTCAGGATTAACTGCTTGATCAATTAGCATATCAATTTGATTTCTAAATTTGAATATCTTAAGATGACCTTCAAGTTCAGGTCGCTGTGGATCTTTTTTAATGTAAACAATAGAATGGTGAGTGTACCATCTAGAAAAACGAGAATCGATGTCTTTAATTAAATCGGGTTCTTCTTTTCTTAGTGATCTTAAAACTGATTCAAGAGTCCATAGGATCGAAGGTTGGCCAACATTTGATGGGCAATCAATAATCACTGACTCTTTAGTTAGTGGGTTCCAAAATTTAGCGGAGTACTTTGTGTACTTGCTCTTAGTTTTGTCTAATAAGTAAGGCACGAATCTGAAAACTGACTTATACGAACCGTTGTGTGCGTTCGGGTCTGGGTCATAAACTTTTTCGTCTACTTTTCTACTGTTCGAGGATGCTTTTTGCTTAGAAAAAGTGTCTTCTGGTAAATCAAAGAAATCTGTCATAGTAATTTTTTTATGTTTATTTTTATAATTATACTTAGTTTAAGTTAATAGTTTTACATAACATACAAAAAATGCCTCAAAAGAGGCATTTTTACTAAAATAAAAAAATTAGATTAAGCAGGTGTCTTGGTTGAGTCTACTAATTGTTGACGTAAACCTTTAGCTCCTTCTTGGATCTTAGTCATTTCAGACTTAATTGCTGGATGCTTGATCGCTTTGCGAACATCTTGCATTTTTTTCTTAAGGCGATTACCTGCGCTTCTAACACCTTTTACGTAAAACTTTTGAGCATCTTCCTCAGCGGATTCGATGATCTCAAGAATTGGCGAAAAGATTGTTGTTTGTGCGTTGATAATATCAGCTTTTAATTTTTCAAAATCATTCATAGTACTTTATTTTTAATATATCTTACTATGATAAAGAAGATAGTTTTAAATAGAATTGATTATATCATCAACTTTTGATGAAAATTTTGCATTTGGATAGAGTTCTATTGCTTTTTTTACCCAAGAAACGATAGTTTTATTAAATTCAGCTCTACTTATATAGTCAGACTTAACGAAAGGCTGTAAATAGTCGTAAAACAATTCATCTAATGGTCTGTCTTCTTCTTGTGAACGCGTGTACATGCCGACTATATTAGACTCCATCTCTTCAGGTAGAATAAAATATTTACTGCTTTTTTTAGAAGCTTTTCTCTCTTCTTTGGAAGAAACATGAACATTATGCTGGTCTCTATTTATACCAGTCTGGTCTAAGTGGTTGGTTTCATGAGCAAGTGCATCAATTAATTTATAGTAAAGTTTAGAATAGCATATAGGTTCAGTATTAGGATTGATAATTATATGAATTTCTATTTTAGGTATCAACATGTTCGTACTGTTTAGCTTCATATTAGCATCCAACATATAACCATTTTCTTCAAAATTTAGTTCTTCCCAAGGAAGACTACTAAAGTGCGGGTCGTGTTTAGGGTTAGAGTTATCATCTCTTCTAACATAAAGAGTTAGATCAAACATAAACGGTTTGGTAAACTCCATTCCGCTAAAAACTGTGTATTCTCTACTTTTAGACTTTTTAGAATCACGTATCTTATCTATTAACTGATGGGCAGTTGACTTAATAAATTGCAGTTCAGCGTCTTCGCTTTCATTAATAAACTCTATGAATGACATTACTTTCATTTTTTGAACCTAACAAAAGTAACATTGATTGCATTAGTAGTAGGTTCACCGTCTTGTGTAAATACTACTTCTATTGGAGTATCCTTCTTTCCAAAAACATCAGTAGTTACTGCATTTTTTAATTTTTCTATGAAGGTCATGTCTGAATCAGAGATATTTGAACGACTGCCTTTTACTATGTTTATTAGGTTTTTTTTCTTTATTTCAAGATCAGGATCAGTGTGTTTTTGTTTATCAGTAGAAGTAACATTTGATTTTACCCAAGTGTCTAAGTCAACTTCGGTAGTAGAAAAAGTTGTGTATTCGATAACTACGCTTCCGTCTGGGTATTTTCTACGACGTATACCTTCATCGCTACTGTCTCCAATAAACGTAAATAAGTATCTCTTAGCTGCAGCAGGCAGAGCGCCTGCTGCACCTGGTTCTCCAGGCATAGCTGGAATTTCTTGTTCTAATAAATATCGTGTATAATTCTTTAAGTACTTCATTTCTTGCTAGCAAAATTGCCGTAGTTTTTGAACATGTTTCGATTGATCATTGTAGGTTTAGCTTCTTCATATTTAGAATTTACCATAAGACCTATTATTACACTATCGTTTTTTTCTATGGTTTTATATCTGATTCCTCTATATAAGAACTCATCATCATCTTTTAACCTATCGAATTCCTTATTCATTTGTTTAACGAATTCTGGATCTCTATTTTCAAATATAAATTCGCTAAAACTAGGAATCATGATAAATGGTTTTTATTATTTATCTAAAGAAGATATAGAATATACTCTATTTAGGAAGCCATCTCAACTATTCGCATGAAGTATGAGTTGAATGATTAACCGTCGCAAGATAAACAGTCAATGGTAGCACGAGCAGCAATGTCTCCTCTAAGTACTGATTCTGTTCTCATGTAGTATAAGGTCTTAACTCCTAAGTTATATGCTTCAAGATGAACTTGATTGATAAATTTAGGCTCAGCTTCAGTTGGAAAAGCCAAATTTAAGGAAACTGCTTGATCAATATATTGCTGTCTTATTCCAGCCTGTCTCACTAATTCAAGTTGATTGATCTCCTTAAAGGTAAGATATACATTTTTAAGTTGAATATAATTATCCTGTTCGATAGGAGCAAGTTTAGCTCGTTTAGAAGAAGTTATTGGATTTGATGTTTCTCCAAGTTTAACCCAATAGTTATCTAAGAAGTCTAGTCCTTGAACAGAGCCTCCGTCTTGTAATATCTGATTCCAAGTGTCATCGGTGTTATATCCAAGTTTGTCTAAAACCTTTTCTAAAGTAGGGTTTTTACGAATAAAAGTTCCTTTAGCAGTCTGCTCGGTAAAAACGTTTGCTGCCCAAGGCTCAATGCCAGCAGAAACATTACCTGCAAGCTTTGAATTGGAAACAGTTGGTGCAATTGCTCGTAAATGAGTGTTCCTCATTCCTGTACCAGCGCACCAT